CGCAAAACTTCTAGTTTTACTTCTGTGTATACGGAAGGTTTTTAGTTTAGTGTTATTTGCCTCCTTCGCTTCTGTAGCTTGCTCGCACAGCCCTACAGATATGTCTTCTGTTGCACCAACCGACAGTGTTTCAAACCAACCCCGTCGTTCCAAGCCTGGAAAACGGGAACGTCAAGCCGCTCGCTCTGCCATCGGTTCCACCGGTGGAGCACCAGCTTCTGCGACCAAAGCCGCAGCGTTCGCAACTGGTGTTGGAGATCCTATCCCTCAGCCCGGCCGTTTTCCCGTGGTTTTTCCTACCGGCGCAGGTGAGCCAACCCGTGATCAGGAATTCGCCATTCCTCTTCCCAGGTTGTCGTCAACCTTTCCTGCCGTCGTCGACAAGTATAAACGAAACGCACGTTACTCAGAATTCCGTGCTCACAGTGAATTCAACGATGCGACATTCGGGGCCCAACTGTCGGCTTCTTTCTTGTTGAGGCTCGCTCAACAAGTCGTCCACTCTCACGTCAATATGGGTTTGCCTCAGGGAGACTTCGCTCCTGTTTCCTCGTCTGAAGTCAAGATCCCTCAAGCCCTCGCTGCTGTGGTTCGTCAATTTGGAGAATTTTCTGTTCCGGCTCTCGGAACCAGATATCTTCTCGCTGATTATGACAACTTGGTCAAACGTCTTGTGTTTTCTGCACAACAGACGTGGCAAGGCCAAGGAACAGCATCTGTCTTATCTAGGTCCTGGCTACCTATGAGTAATGTGGATAGAAATTTCAAAGCCTTAATCGCATTCAAGCTAAACCAGTTTCTGGCTAACGCTGAATTGCGTGTTCTCCCGAACGTGCTTGAAGACGCCGTTCTCTCGGGAGATGTTCCTGATGCTTGGGAGGAGATCAAGTCAACGCTTGGTGACCCGCCAGCCGAAGGTGAACGTGACCAACGTGATCGCTTCGACTTTGTGTTCAAAGCACAAGCTGATGAAGGGCAGTTCACTACTGCCTGGACTACAGCGGAGGCCACCGCCGCACTGCGTGAGCTTGATCTCAATTGGCAACAACCCCAAGCGGGCCATCTAAATTGGTCCTTCCCTGCGAAACAGACCTTCTCAAGTCTCGCTGAACAATGGGCACGCGTGTCAACGACGTACGCAGAGTTCTTCGAATTGTCTAGCGGTCTTGTCAATCGTTCGGAAGCATGTGGAACCCCTGCGCAACTTGCCGAAATCTCGAGTGTTGAGGGCGTGACTGTAGTGAAGACACTGATCGCCCTGTCTGCACCTGAGTTCTCTCTCGCGGCTTGTTTTCCTCCTACGTGTGTTTTCGTAGGTGGGGTGGATCGACGTGTGGTGGTGACGACATCTGTCAACGTTGGTCAACGTGCAACTGAGTTCTGTCAACTCGATTGGCGCTAGACTCTTATCTTGAGTCGTATTTTTCTTTTAACGCTCCGTTTATCTGAGCGTGATTCTTACTGTTTGTTTCTTTCTTTACTCCAGTGTATCTGGTATCTTGCAAATGAGTGAGTGGAACGTCCGTGGGCAACGGATGTGAACTGTCATATCTCC